CCTGTTGCAATTCGCACGTGATCTTAAGTGGATGTGCCATTTGGATCCGCAATTGGCAGACTTTTCACCCCTACAGGAGGCTTCGGCACGATGACACCGCCTGAAGAGTTGCTCAAACCGCCGTTTGCGGAGTGCTATGAATGCGAAAGGCAAACACAACATTTTTGCGATTATTGCGCGACGTGCTTGCTGTGTTGCGATTGCGATGACGACGACGACGAAGAGGAAGAGGAAGACGAGGAAGACGATGGTGACACCGCTTGATTTTATCGCCAGCCTAGAGCTTTGGGAGGACGACGATGGCAGAGACAACCGTTGATTTTATGGCGATCATTGCAGCGGATCGTAAAGCCTTAGCCGATAAAGCTAAGGTAATTGCGAAATCTCATAATCGCAATGTTGTAACACGCAACGACCGAAGAGAAGCACAAAAAGCATTGTCCGCAACTTTTCGCGATATGACCGAAGAGGAGTTCGACGAAGACGAGTTCGAGCGAGTCGCGAAACTGATTCGGGACGCTATTTTTGACGCTAGGATCTACTGGGACTGGCGCCACCAGTGCAGGCTCAGAGGTGCAATCGACAATGCTTTTTCTACGGGAATTCCGAACGGGTGGGATGGCTGGGAACCAGATGAGGAGCCAACAGATGAAACCGCTTGATTTTATCGCATCGTTGGATGGCGAGGCCAAGGCTGCGGCGTTGACCATTTACAATCTGATGGCTCCGCAATGGACCGAAATTACTGACGATCCAGCCACGCTGCCGCCGAATGGAGTGTGGATCGAAGCGAAAGATGAGCAGCGAAGGTTTCTGGCGATGTGGGGGAACAGCAACGATCCACTAATTAAAAAGTGGAAGTCAAAAGACTTTGAAGACCTTAAATACGGCAGGCGGAACACCATGACACCAACACACTGGAGGCCGATAGCATGACAGCGCACCTAGACTCGCTGGCATCCGCATTCGGGGCTGAAATTGACAGCCACCTTGAACGCGAGAAAACGACCGGACCAAATCCGACTCACTACACGTTAATCAAAGACGACCCGATCAAACATCCGAAGCACTACACCAGCCATCCGAGCGGCATTGAACCAATCGAGATCTGTGCTTACGAGACTTTTTATCGTGGCAATGTCATCAAATATGTCATGCGAGCGCCTTACAAAGGCTCTGAGCTGCAAGACCTTAAAAAAGCACGGCAATATCTCGATTGGGAAATCAGTCGAGTGGAGGAGTCAGACGAATGATAATCCACATCAACCAACTGTACTATCAGTACATGGACCGTGCTGAACACGACAGACTCCTCAACGCAATGACCGAATTCTCAGAGGCCGCTTCGCAATATCAGGGAAGATTATCGGAACTAGAAAAAACCAGTTTGCTCTGGGATACCGTGATCAACAAAAAAACCAAGGTCACAGCCGATTGCCTGAGCCTTCAATTCTTTTTCCCTGATCATTCTCCATCAAAGGTCAAATTCCCAATATCCAGCACAAGCGGAATCACCGCGTTATCTTTATTCCTGTACTATCTAAGAGCCTTAGATCGCCCCAAGTTACCCTTTCCGGAGTTACAATCATGACAATCATCGGCATCGATCCCGGCTTATCCGGTGGCATTGCAGTCATTGAAAACGGGCGGATCGTCGAAACGCACCGGATGCCCGTCGTTAAGTTTGGCGGCAAGAAGGTGATGGACTCACGCGGCCTTCGGGAGATCCTGATCGAGCGTGATTACGCCAGCCGGGTGGTCATCGAAAAGGTTCACGCGATGCCCGGCCAGGGTGTCACGTCCATGTTCACTTTTGGCTTTGGCGCAGGCGTGATCGAAGGTGTTCTGGCGGGAATTACAATGCCGTTTGAATATGTGACGCCTCAGAAATGGCAATCCATTCTGAACGGCATTGATTCCAATCTGAAAAAGAAGCGATCTGTCGTATATTGCAATGGACGCTTTCCAGCGATCGGTAAGTTGACCGATGGGGAGGCCGATGCGGTTTGCATGGCCCTATGGGCAGGTGGTGCATGATGGCTCGTTTTATGGTTGCATTTTACACGGTTCGCAACATGATCCTTCATGGCCGGAGGCAGGAGAACCACGCCGTGAGTTACCAGGTAGACACGGACGACCCCGACATCATCACCAATGTCTCGTCTGTTTTCCTTTCCGACCCAGAACCCAAACCGAAGTGGGACCCTAAATGCAAAAACAAGCGAGAACAGAGTGGGAATGGCGATGCCAACTGACCCAACGAAGCCACGAATGGTCGCGGCTTCGGGTATTGCACGGTGACAAGGCTAACCTGGCTGACTTGGGGCCGATCCCGTTACCTCCAGTCAGTCTGGTGGAGTACCACACCCGCAGGAGGCGTGAACAAAATTAATATTTTTTAATTCGTTTGCACACCATGACTTGCAGCCATCGAAACGGAATAGTTGCACACATATTACACCTTATAGGTAATGAGGGCGAACATCATGATTGTCAGTCAATCCGGCGTGAAGGTCACTTTGAGTGGCCGAAAGCGGTCTGATATTGATGTCGGTACGGTTCGCCGATCACTGGCGATTGCGCTCAAATACATGGATATCCCGGACACCAAGGCCTGTCAGATACTTGGCGTCTGTCGCAACACCTATCGCAAAATTGCCGCCTCAGAAGGTCGCAAAGCACCCGCCGTGATTGGTGTGGTGTTCGGCCAGGGAGATTGGACGCCTGAGACGCAGGATCAAGACCCGGCCACGTGTGATCGTTGCCGAGGGATCAAACGCGGTTCGCGTCTCTACTGTGCCGCGTGTCATTCCACAGGCTTTGAACGCGAACTTGAGAACGAGCGGATTGACGATATTTTCGCCGAGGCTTCTGAGATGGAAGCCGAATCGCGGGATAAGAAGGCCAAACGCAGGACCCGAAAGCTCAAATGAAAATCAAGACAGTCGCTATCGGCTCGATCAGTCAAGACCCTGCCAATCTGCGAAAGCACGGGGAGCGGAACATTGACGCGATCGTTGCCAGCCTGCGCAAGTTTGGGCAGCAACACCCGATTGTGATCGACTCCAAGGGCATCATCCTGTCCGGCAACGGTCGGTACATGGCAGCCGTTAAGCTCGGATGGAGCGAGATCAAGGTGGTTGAATCGTCGCTCACTGGATCGGCTGCGACCGCTTACGCTATCGCTGACAACCGGACGGCGGAACTGGCCGAGTGGGATACCACGGCGCTGGCTGAGACCTTGCGGGCGTTGCAATCGGAGGAGTTCGATACCAACGCGGCAGGGTACAGTGATGGTGAGATTGATGCGTTGGTAGAGGGGTTGGGGAGTGAGTTGCTTGGGGCGGATAAAGAGATCATTGAAGATGAGATTCCGGAGCCACCCGCTGACCCGATCACCAAGGCTGGCGATCTGTGGATTCTTGGTGAACACAGGGTGCTTTGTGGCGACTCGACGAAGGCGGCGGACGTGGCACGGTTGATGGATGGGGTGAAAGCGGATCTTTGCTTTACTTCCCCACCTTACAACCTGGGCAAGTCTGTTGGACTTCGCAACGGACACCGTAAAGGCATGTCGAGTGCGTACAATGATATTGATGATAACTCGGGCGATTGGCAATCGCTTTTCAGGGATTTTACCGATTTAGCAATATCTCACTCTCTGCTAGTCGCCATAAATGTTCAAATGCTTTCTGGGAACAAGGTCGCACTCTGTGAACTTATCGGAGAGTACGCATCACGCATTGTTGATACTGCTGTTTGGGTAAAAACGAACCCGCAACCAGCCATGGCAGAACAAGTAATGACGAGTGCGTTTGAATTCATAATAATGCTTTCACCAGAACAGGGTCCGACACGGCGAATCTCAACTGGGTCTTTCGGGCGTGGTCAACTGTCGAATGTCTTTTCGCACGGTACAGCCAGTGGTCATGACTCGTCAATTCATGGTGCAGTCTTTCCGATTGCGGTGGCATGTCATTATGTCGGCAATTTAACCAAGACTGATAACACCATCTACGATCCCTTCCTCGGTTCCGGCACCACACTGATCGCCGCCGAACAACTCAACCGCAAGTGCTACGGCATGGAAATCAGCCCCCAATATTGTGACGTGATCGTGAAACGGTGGGAGAATCTGACAGGAATGGTAGCCGTTCGAGAGACCTCGGTAAAAACACCGGCATAACATCGGAGACAAAAATCATGCCACCTAACCTCCAAAACCTTCGACCACCGTGGCCCAAAGGAACATCTGGCAACGCTGGTGGGCGTCCAAAAAAGCCGCTCCAATCGGCCCTTGAGGCAGAGCTGGAATCTAAGCCAGAACTCCTGCGGGCGATGGTCCAAAAGGGCCTGAAGATGGCTCTGGAAGGTGACTTTCGGTACTGGTCAGCGATCTGGGACCGGATGGACGGCAAGGTGACGACGAACATCGAAATCAGCGATAAACCCCAAATCGACTGGGCGGCCATCGACAATGAGTGCGACACGCCACCACGCAAAACAGTTAATCCCAAGGGGCTTAAACCGCTTCCTCCAAGCCGCGACGCCAGCACACCAGTGGTCGCCAGAACACTTAGCGGAATGCCGACGGGCTCTGGACAGGGTGACGACCGGTGATTGCAAACGGTTGATGCTGTTCTTGCCGCCTAGGCACGGCAAGAGCGAGCTGGCAACCATTCATTACGCTGCTTACAGGCTGTTACTAGACCAGAGTTTACGGGTGATCATCGGGGCCTACAACCACTCGCTGGCCTGCACCTTCAGCCGACAAACGCGACGGATCGCCAAGGAATTCGGTTTCGAGTTTTCCGACGACCAAAACAAACAGAATCAATGGTCAAGTGAACACGGTGGCGGGCTGTACGCTGTCGGTGTCGGATCAGGTGTGACAGGCTATGGTGCCGACTTGGTCATTATTGATGACCCAGTGAAGTCGCGAGCTGAAGCCGAATCACCCACCTATCGTGCTCGCGTCATGGATTGGTATCAAAATGACCTGTACACACGCCTGCACCCGGGCGCCGCAATCGTCCTGATCATGACACGCTGGCACTCGCTCGACTTGGCTGGTCAATTACTAGAGCAGGCCAATGACGGTGGCGAACAGTGGGATGTGGTCAGCCTGCCGGCGATCGCCGAAGATGACGACCTGATCGGTCGTCATCCCGGCGAGGCACTTTGGCCAGAACGGTACAGCGTGGAAGACTTCGAGCGGATCAAGAAGACCGTCGGTTCCTACGCCTTTTCCGCACTCTACCAACAGACACCAACACCCCGTGACGGCGGCTTCTTCCGGCCCGAATGGTTCCGCATCGTCGATCCATCACCGATACCAGACAACTCCAACTCATGCCGAGCGTGGGACACAGCCGCCACGGTGGGCGGTGGTGATTACACTGCTGGTGTGTGGATGAGCAGAACCGGCGACACTTATCGAATCAAACACGTTTCACGGGGCCAGTGGTCACCTGCCACCCGTCGCACAATCCAACGCCAGATTGCCGAGACCGACGGTCGCGAAACCATCGTCCATTTGGCACAGGACCCCGGCTCGGCTGGTGTCGATCAGGTCCAGCATGACACCCGCAACCTGATAGGTTATGGAGTCATCAGCAAACGGCCAACAGGTTCCAAAGAAGTGCGGGCGATGCCGATGGCCGCCGCGTTTGAATCTGGTTCCATCGAGCTGGAACGCGGCGATTGGAACCGTGATTTCATTGACGAATTGTGCTCATTTCCGACTGGCAAGCATGATGACCAAGTCGATGCCGCCGCCGACACGTTCAGCTATTTGAGTTCCGTACAACCGTTCCGATGGGTGTCTTGACCACTATGCCAACACTGTTTGAAAACATCCGAGATCGGTTCACCAAGTCCCTCAGGACCGGTGTCACTGCCAACACCGCTGATATTGCCGCGTCGTCATGGTCAGTCGATATGATGACGGGGTTAAGCAACGACTACATGACGCTGGCACGCCCGTACACACAGGTTTCTGTGGTTCAGGCAGCGATTCAGGCGATGCGACGCAACTCCACCAAAGCCATCATGCAAGTGGGCTATTGGGACGAGGACGGCGGGTTTAAGCCGATTGATCACCCATTGCAATACCTCTGGCAACGTCCATCACCGGGTGAATCAGATGCGACGGTGCTGGAACACCTTTACGCCAGCCTATGCGATAACGGTAACGCCTATGTGCAGGTGATCACCAACACCGCTGGTAATGCGGTGACTGAGTTAATGCCGATCCCATCGCCTTGGATCATGCGTCCGATCATGGGCGAAAGCATCAACGAAGTGATCGAATATCCAGTGATGGGCAGCGATTGGGGGCGAGCATACAACTATTCCGTTCCCGCCGAATTGATGCTGGCCTACCGTCAAGGCCGCAGCAGTTATGCCCAATCGCGTGGCGTTTCGGTGCTCGATTCTGTCGTGGCTGAAATGGCATTAGTCAAAATCATCGGTCAATACGAGACCACCGTTCTGAGCCGATCCGGCGTGCCATCGCTGATCGTGTCGCTCAAAACGCTCGGCAATCTATCTGACCTGCAACTATCGCAAGTCCAGTCTGATCTGGCACGGGCGGTGAGCGGTAAAGCAGTGGGCAGGCCGTTCGTCGGAACATCGGAAATGGATATCAAAAGCCCGGGCTTTTCACCAAAGGATCTATCCGTCAGCGAAATGGCCGATTTAGCCACCGCCCGCATCTGTGGCGTGTTAGGATGGGCACCTATGTCGCTCAAACAGCCTGACACGGGCAAGACTTATAGTAACTTGGTTGAGGCCAACAAGGCGTCGTGGCGGGACGCGGTGATTCCATTTCTTGACTTGGTGGCTGGCGAACTCACTCGATTGGTGCAAACCCTGCCCATTGCCTGCGACGGTGTGACATCGCAGCCTAACCCAGAGTTGTGCGTGCGATTCGACACCTCACAAATTGAAGAGCTGTCCGTTGATAGAAAAGCACTGATGGACATCGCCACGGCTGGTGTCGGGGCGGGCATCTTTACCATCAACGAAGCAAGAGCGACTTTGGGCCTTGGTGAGCTGGAGGAAGTTCCGGCGGCTGAGGCTGTGGAGCCGGAAGAACCTGCGGAAACTGAGACACCTGAAGCGGAGGTTGAATAAATGGCCGGAACATACAACCTTGAGATTGAAGCCGGTGCATCATTCGCCCGTTCGCTTCAGTGGAAGTCCGCTAACATCGCCGTCAACCTGACCGGATGCACGGCACGTTTGATGGTCCGCACCTCTTACGCGGATGCCAACACCACTTTATCGCTGACATCACCATCGGCTTGCCTGTCGATCAGCAATGCGACTACCGGAAATATTGCAATCAGCCTTGACCCTGCTGTGACTGCCAATCTGGTCAACGGAGTCTATGATCTCGAAGTCCTGTTTGGCAGCGGTGCGGTCACACGGCTTTTGAGCGGAACACTGACCGTATCGCCGGAGGTGACACGTGTCTGATACAGTCGTAGTCACGGAAACCCGCGTTGATGTGGTGACGGTCACAGGCAGCGGCACGACTGACACTATCCAAGTGATTGGTGATAAGCAAATCGAAGTGCTGACGATGGGTGTACAGGGACCGCAAGGCCCCGGCTCCGTGCTGTCGCCAGCGACCACCACCACCCTTGGCGGGGTCATTGTCGGTGATAATCTGTCGATCAACGCCAACGGGCTGCTGTCGGCTCAGGCAGGCGGTGTGACAGCGTTCAACGGGCGGGCGGGCAATGTCAGCTTGACGGCAAACGATGTTTCTAGCGTGGCGGGCGGGCTATATTTCCCGCTCAATGCCAACGTGACCTCGGGCAATGCAACGATTGCAGGGCCCGTCTCTGGAACAATCAGCAACGGCACGTTGACATCAAGACAGATTTATGGGGTGTCGCGAGCATATCTGACAACGGCTAATGCAGCGATTGAGACTTATGTCGGGCTAGACCCAAACACGGCGTCTGCCGGGTCTGTGTCTGTGGGAACACGCAGTTTTAACGCCAATTCTTCGTCTTCTTCCGCACTGCAATTGTCCGAATCAAGATACACCCCAAGCTCCGCACAGACCTCCCTGCAGATCAGGTATGCGAACGGCACAATCAACAGGTCCGTCAGTTATAGTGCATCACTTTCGGGGGCGGGGCTGGCTTACCAGGACGCAACCACTTTCAGTCAGATTGCGGTCAATAATCAGGGCACGCTGATTACCGGAGATTTAACGTCGTTCATCGTCAGTACGAAATTCACGCAAACGACCTATATTGCTAGTGCCAATCAGACGACCGGGACGATCATGAACCGCCGCATGTGTGACGAACGCTACGCCCCTTTTCAGAAGATCAACTAACATGAGCGTCTTCACCTCAAAACACAAAGGCGTGATCCAGTCGTTCGCAGGAGCGGGCAACGGCACATTTTGTGTCGGCGGCTGGCAATACTACGAAGCCAATCTCCCAACGGGTGAAGTGGATGCCAACGGGACGCCGCTTTACGCGATCTACGATATCCCGCAATCCACAGTGATGTATGCGGTTGACGACACGGGCGACGGTTGCGAGATCAGGATGACACCCGCAAGCTATAACCTTTCATCAGCCAACGCCACACTCGACAACGTCACAGTCTGGTCAGCCAACTCAATCCTGACTCGCGACTATGCCGACTCACGTTACGCCCCAATCTCAGCCACCATTGACGGCGGCACAGCCTTGACCACCAACACCGGCTCTTACGATGGCGGGGATGCAATCGCAAACTAATGGCACTAATTCAAGTCAGGCGAGACACCGCCGCAGCATGGACATCCGCCAACACCACGCTGGCATCCGGCGAGATCGGCTATGAAACCGACACCGGCAAATACAAGATCGGCACTGGCTCGGCATGGTCGGCACTCGGCTACGCAGCCGCCAGAGCCTATGGCGACCTGACGGGGCCGCAGAATCTGCTCGACACAGAACTGATTCGGGCTAAACTTCGTGACTATTCCGAATCTGTCTCCAGCCCAACAATCTCATCTGGCGTGCTGACATTGAACCTTGAAACGTCCAATATCTTCATGGTGTCGCTCAACACAGCGATCACCACACTGACGATATCCAACCCTCCTGCAAGCGGCTCCGGCGGCTCATTCACGCTGATCCTGACCGCTGACGGGACAGCACGGGCAGTGACTTGGCCAGCGGCGATCAAGTGGGCGGGTGGCACGGCTCCAACGCTGACATCGACATCTGGCAAGGTGGATAGCTTTGCCTTCTTCACCTCAGATGGTGGAACGAATTGGCAAGGGTATGTGGGAGGTCAAAACTTCTGATGCTAGCCAACATAATCCGCAATAGCAAAAAGTCTGTCGGTGGTGGAGGTGGAGGTATCGTCATAGATTCCGGCGACCCTTACTATTCAGCCGTTTCGCTGATGTTAAGCATGGATGGGACGAATGGATCGACCACGTTTACGGATTCCAGTTTAAATGCACTGACGGTGACTCCAGTCGGGAATGCTCAGGTTTCCACGGCTCAGGCTAAGTACGGTGGAGCGAGCGGGTATTTTGATGGATCGGGAGATTACCTGTCGATTGCAGCTAACGCAGCTATCAACCTGTCGTCTAGTGATTTCACAATTGAATTCTGGATCAGACCAGCCCCTAAGACTAATGCTGTGGACGCCGCTTTTGGGTACAGCAATTACGCTTGCATGTTTTATCATAACGGAATAAATTGGACGTTAGAGATGTCGTCAACAGGCTTTTCTAACCAATTGGTTATATCGTTTGCTGTGACGTTAAACACGTGGCAGCATATTGCAATTGTAAGATATGGCACAAGCATTGTCGTCTATAAGGACGGAGTTTCATCGGCAACTGGTACATTCTCTGGCACTGTAGCGACTTCAGGAAGGAACTTAAGAATTGGAGACAACGGTAATAGCCAAAACATAAATGGCTACATTGACGATTTCCGTATCTCCCGATTCGCTCGCTACGTCTCCAATTTCACGCCTCCCACAGCAGCATTGCCAACAACCGCATCATCCACGGTGGCCGACCCTTACTACAATTACACATCGCTCCTGCTGCACATGGATGGCACGAATACATCGACGAACTTTGTGGATAGTGGGCCGAATGCACTGGCGGTAACTGCGGCAGGAAATGCCCAAGTCAGCACGGCTCAGAGCAAATACGGTTCTGCGTCAGGGTATTTTGATGGCACTGGAGACAGCTTAACCATACCAGCCAATTCTGTGTTCGCGCTCGGCACAGGCAATTACACAATTGAGGGGTGGTTTTATTCTCTCACATCTGGATCAAGCCTGCGAGGAATGATCGACTTCAGGACGGCAGCAACAGGCACAAACGGTCTCATGCTTCGCGAAAACGATGGCGGGTTTCTGGTTTATCTAAATAATGCCACAATTTTATCAACTACAACAGGGCGAGTTGCCAATCAGTGGCAGCACGTTGCATTAGTCCGAAACGGTACAACAGTCACGCTTTACGTGGATGGGGTCTCGCAAACAAGCGTTACTTCTTCAACCAATTTAACTGACAATGCAATGCGAATCAGTGGGTTTGTAGACACTCAATCAAGTGTTTTCACTTACAACGGTTATATGGACGACCTCCGCATCACCAAATACGCCCGCACGATCACGCTACCCACATCCGCATACCCCAACTCTTGAGGCTCTAGATGCAATTCTGCCAAGTCAAAAACGGTCAAATCAGCCCACCTCAAGCGTTGCCAACGACATTCGCCAATGTGAGCAACTTCCACACGCTGGACGCTGACATCCTCGCTCAATACGGATTCTATCTTTACACGCCTTCGGTCAAGCCGACAATC